AAACTTGAAAGAGTTTTGTTCTACCTGCAACATACTGATTGAGTGCAATGACTACGCCATTAAGCATGAGAAGTATGGATTTTGGGGTGGCACTACGCCAAACGAGAGACGTACCATACGTAGCAAGAACAAGATACTACTAGACCTACCAGAAACAAGGATAAAAACTAATGGTAATAAGTACAGTTGAGAAAGAGATAGACGTATACGAGGACATACATGTGGAGGTTGAGGCAGATACTGGGTCAATCTTTCTAGGTAACACGCACTTCTTTATGGAACGTAAGACATTTGAACGCTTGCTATTCACAATGCAAGGTGCACTACTAGAGGAGGAACTCCTTGCCAATCAGTGAGTTCTTATCAGTGATACCAGTACTAGCACTAGCAATATTTATCTACCTTGTAGGTAAGCCTTGAGAACTAGGAAGAAAGAACTAGAGGCTATCGCTGATGTCCTTGAGAAGGAACACCATGACGTTGTATACCTAGCGGAGATTGTCTGGAAGATGATAGATGACATGCGCCGTGACCGTGAACTATACGTGGTAGGTGTGAACTATGAGGGTGTCGGACAGTTTCTGTTCGGACCTTATGAGTCAGATACTATGGCTACTAAGGACTACGAAGGGCGAGGTAACATACGTGCACTCAAGCAAGGAGATAAGGCTAGGGTATTTAAGGTGCTTGCACCTACCAAGTTATTCGCAGACAGTGACGAGATACAAGGGGATTTATTTGACATAAGGTAAAACTTATGAGAAAATAAGTATGGCTGTTGTGGTTGAGAGGTGAGTTTTTCACCTCCATGTTTCCTTACCTCTCCCACGACACGCCGTGTACAATTTGACAGCCACCACAACATGGACTATAACTTGATTTAACAACAACACAACATAAGTTCTGCTAAGGCAGAACCAACAGTAGGTTCGCCCTTAAAGGCGAACATAAGAAACGGAGAATAAATGATTAAGGTGAATGGGTATGAGTTACCTACACACGTGAGTCATAGCCAGATAGGAACTTATAACTCTTGTGGTTACAAGTACTGGTTACAGAAAGCATTGAACGTTGCCGAAGGTCAGACATGGTGGTTGGCTGGTGGTGTTGCAGTTCACGAAGCAACCGAAGCCTATGACCGTCAACTATGGGAACTTGAGGGACGATAATGGCTAAGATGAAAGAGCAAGAACTAACTCTCACAGGTGCAACACCCGAAGAGTTGTGGTTACAGTACTGGGAAGCCAATCTAACCCGTCAGCGTGCCGTACAGGGGCAGGAAGACACCTCTACGTGGCGTGCTGGTGGACGTGCAACCATAGCCAATCCCAACAAGGAAGACGGGGACTGGTGGCAAGCAAACGGTTTAAACATGGTGAACAACTGGGTTAACTTTCGTGGCACTCAAGAACTACTAGACCTATGGGTTACACCTCAGGGTGTACCTGCCATTGAACTTGTGTTCAACATTGAACTTGATGGTGTCATGGTTAAGGGTGCACTTGACCGCATGATGGTGTTACCTGACGGTAGCCTTGTAGTACTAGACATCAAGTCTGGTGCACGTATGCCTTCATCAGATTTTCAGTTAGGTATCTATGCCGTAGCCATGGAGGAAGTGTTTGGTATTCGCCCTAAGTATGGGCTATACTGGGACGCACGCAAGGGTACAACAACAGAGTTAATCAACCTAGATAAGTGGACACGTGAAACAGTGTTAGAGATTGTAGGAATGTTTGACAAGGCACGAAGGGCTGGTATCTTTATACCTAACTTTGACCACTGCAAGATGTGTAATTTCAAGAACGATTGTAAGTATCAGAATGGAGATAAGTAATGGAAAAGAACTATGTAGTTAATGTTAAGACAAGTAAGGGCACAATCATCACAGCACGTGGTGACAGTGCTGAAGAATTAATTGCTAACGTTAATGCGTTGGTAGCACAGGGTGGACCTGATGCAATCAGCACATTAGAGGAAGCATTCACTGGTGTATCAGCACCACGTGTACTAGCAACAGACCCTGTTGCCCTTATTCAGGCATCACTAGGTGGGGAAGTTGTTGCAGAAGTACCAACGTTTGCACCTAAAGCACCACCAGTACAGGCATCAGCCCCTAGTGGTAGCGATAAGTTATGCATTCACGGTGCTATGGTTAAGCGAACAGGCAACGGTGCTAAGGGAGAATGGCGAGCATTCTTCTGCCCAACACCTAAGGGCACAGCAGACCAGTGCTCACCAACATTTGCTAACCGTGGTACACCAGAGTGGAATAGTTTCTAGCATCGGGTGCTAGATTATCAATAAAGGTTTGTCCTGCTGGAGGGGAAGCCAGTCAGTACAGACAGGGATGTAGGTCAGAAAGCCTACTCATCGTGCAAGTCGGTGCATCTCACGCTTAACAAGGAGGAACAATGAAAACATTAAGCCGTTCGGTAGGACGTTCAGACATTGGTGGAGAACCAATGCCGTCAGTATTTCGTACGTTTGAACAGAACAAGATTATCTTTAGACGTTCAGAGGTATCACTGATAGCAGGTACACCTGGTGCAGGTAAGTCAACCCTTGCCTTAGCACTAGCCTTGCGTATGCAAGCACCAACACTGTACGTATCAGCAGATACCAATGCTCACACCATGGCAATGCGTTTGTATTCCATGATTGAGGGTGTGTCACAGACAGATGCAGAGAAGATTATCTCCGAGCAACCTGACTTGGCTAAGGAGAAGTTAGCACGAGCACGTCACATCTACTGGTCATTTGATTCATCACCTAGCCTAAGCGACATAGATGATGAGGTTACTGCCCTTGAAGAAACTCTTGGCGAAAGCCCTGCACTAATAGTTGTTGATAATTTAATGGACGTTAACATGGACGGTGGGGAAGAATTTGGTGCTATGCGTAGTGCGCTCAAGGAACTTAAGTATCTGGCACGTGATACGAACGCCGCTGTTGTGGTACTGCATCACACTAAAGAGGGATATTCTGGCACGCCATGTCAACCAAGGTCATCAGTACAAGGTATGGTTAACCAGTTACCAGCCCTCATTCTTACGGTGGGACAACAAGACGGAATGCTTGGTGTTGCCAGTGTCAAGAACCGTTATGGTAAGGCTGACCCTTCGGGTAATAGCCCAGTGTGGTTGCAGTTCTTGCCAGAATATATGTTTATTGCAGACTTAGAGGATGCAAGATGAGTATTTATGACCTTGCAGACAGAAACCTTATGGCTATTGAACGTGTGCGTGAACTGCACTCTAAAAGTGAATTTGGAACCTGTAAAGTGTGTATAGCGGGTTATGTAAAACCTTATCCATACAACTATAAATACCCATGCCCAACTATCCGAGCACTAGAAGATGCACCATGAATCTGTGGTTGACGATACCTGTTGGTGAGCGCCGTAAATACCTAAAAAAAATTATTGAGGACAGCAACATACCTCACGAGCGGATAGTTATTGTAAACACGTTTGACAATACACCGACACCAGACGTGCATAACATCTATGACCATGGCGAAGTTAACATTCATCGCTGGTGGAATAAAGGTATTGAGTTTGCTAAGAGTGCTGGTGCTGAGTACGTAGCAGTACTCAACGATGACTTAGTTCTTAGTGATGACCCATTGAATAAGATTGCTAAACTCATGGAAGAAAGCAATGCAACACTTGGACATCCAGTTCCACATACTGGACACATTTCTGGCTATTGCTTTATACTTAACTTAAAGCACAACATACTTCCAGATGAATCGTACCGTTGGTGGTTCGGAGACAATGATTTATGGGAGCAAGCAAAGAAACTTAATGGTGTTATAGGTGCATCAGCAAATGTTAAACACCTACACGGCAACGAACTTACCAGTAACAACCCTAAACTTATGGCATTAGCAGAGGGTGATAAGAAACTTTATATGAGTAGGGTTAATGAAGTTTGATTACGTAGCATCTATGACTGAGGGTCACAAGTATGGTGACATAGTTGCGGACCGCTTACGTTTAAACGGTGTACGTTGTGCTGTGCCAGACCTATACATAGTGCAGTCACGTGAAGAGATACCAGAAATGACAGCCACTGAGAAGGACATCATTCTTGACGATTCAGGTCAATGTCTTGAGGTTAAGTCACGCAACATAGAGTTTACTGAACTAAAGGATTTCCCGTGGGGCAACATCATAGTTGATACGGTGTCAGGGTATGAGGCTAAGTTACAGAAGCCTTACGCATACATCATGGTATCTACCCACACTAAGGGTATGTTTGGACTACTGACATCTAGTAAAGATAAATGGGTAAGTAAGCAACTACACGACAAGTACCGTGGACATGACGATAACTTCTATGTTGTTGACATAGAACATTGCGTAACATGGGAAGAACTTGTAGTGTTCATAAAGAATTTAGAGGAGGAACAATGGTGGAATGGCTGATAGTTCTTACACTCACAGCAGTAGTTGGATTACTTTTATACATGGACAGAGATGATTACTAAATGGAAAGTAGACACATTGCCCGTGTGTTCTATGAGGGACAGCAGTACGTATCCTTTTATGAAATCATTAAGGTTATCCGTGATACCAGCGAAGACTTTTATGAAGAAGATTTACATGAAGCAGGTGACGCACTGGATTGGTTAGCAGAACAGTTGCAGTTTGCGATGATAGCAGACGGGACAAGACATGAACAAGAGTAAGATAAAAGGGACATCTGCTGAGACTGCAGTTGTTAACTGGCTCATTAGTAAGGGACGTAAGCATGTGGAGAGACGAGCCTTGGCTGGCTTTCTGGACAGGGGTGATATCGCTGGTATTCCTTGCGTTGTTATTGAAGTAAAGAATCACAGAGAGATGAAGTTATCTGCATGGCTCAAGGAACTTGAGTTGGAGATGGCTAATGACAAGGCTGAGACTGGTGTTGTTATACATAAGAAGACAGGAACACTAGATGTTGGCAGGTGGTACGCTACTATGCCAGTGTCGGAGTGGTTTAAACTACTAGAAGAAGCAGGATACTAATGGAAAAGCACAGCATACAACCTGTGCTTGAACACTACGGTGCGATAAACCTACGTGAAACATGGGGTTGGCAGAAGATGAAGTGTGTCGTACATGAGGATTCAACTGCATCTGCTAGTGTAAACGTAACAGAAAACGCATTTGCATGTCATGCTTGTGGAGTTAAGGGTGACACCTACAAAATCATTATGGAAAAAGAAGGAGTTGGATACCGTGAGGCTATCGCAATCGCAGAAGGCATCACTGGCGAAAGCCACAGCAACATACAAGGCAAACATTCATCTAGCCGAAGAGTACCTAGCAAAGAGGGGATTATCTCTCGCAGACGGGGCTACAGCCCACCTCGGAGTGGTCGCAGAACCTCTACCTAGTCACGAGGCGTACGTTGGACGTTTGGTTATCCCGTACATCACACCGACAGGTGTGGTTGACATCAGGTTCCGTAGCATGGACAACAGTGAACCTAAATACATGGGTTTACCAGGTACTTCTACCCGTTTATACAACGTAACAGCATTACAATCAGCAGGAGATTACATTGCAGTATGTGAGGGAGAGATTGATGCGATTACTTTGCATTACAAGTGTGGTATCCCTGCTGTGGGTGTACCTGGTGCGAACTCGTGGAAGAAACATTACTCACGTATCCTCCAAGACTTTGAAACAGTTTATGTTTTTGCGGATGGTGACCAACCAGGGTCAGACTTCGCAAAGAACCTCTCAAAAGAACTCTCATCAGTAGTAACATTACAGATGCCAGAGGGTGAAGATGTTAATTCAATGTACCTATCACAAGGGTACGACTATCTAAGGAGCAAGGTGAGTGCATAATGGCAATGGGCAAGGACTTTTATGAAAAGTGGGACGACTACGTTCAGTCAACAAGAGATAAACTTTCTAATGATGAGACTATCGGGGATGGGCTTAAAGATTTCCAAGATTGGGTTAACCGAGTCAAGGGAGACAATAACCTTGGAAATAACAAGGATGCCTTTGCGCTAGAGGGTGATTGCGTATGTGAAGCGTGTGACCCAATGACCTTTACCGCATGGGATGACCTATACCCAGATGAATTTGAGTTAGATTCTCTTGATGTGTACGAAGAACTATGGGATGTACTGGTCAAGAAGCAAAGCGATTATGGTCCTAACAACATACGTAACGCTCCTGGTGGTCCATTAAACGGGCTACAGGTACGGCTATACGACAAGATGTCAAGGCTAATTAACCTTATACAATCAGGTGTTACGCCAGAGAATGAGTCACTCAGAGATACGTTTGTAGACATCGCTAACTATGGGGTCATTGGTGTTATGATTTTAGATAACACGTTCCCTGAAGCGAAGGACTACAATGAAAGTTAAAGTAATTGTTAGTGACCTGCAAGTACCCTACCATGATAAACGTGCGGTTGCTAACGTAGTCAAGTTCATCAGGGCGTTTAAACCTGACGAGGTTATCTCTGTCGGTGATGAGATGGATTTTCAAACCGTAAGTCGTTGGAGTATGGGCACACCGCTTGAGTATGAGCGTAGCATTGGTCGTGACCGTGATGTAGCAGTGCAGGTACTAGAAGACCTACAGGTGTCACACATGACACGTAGTAATCACACTGACCGTTTATACAACACGATTATGAAACGAGCACCTGGTTTACTTGGTGCACCTGAGTTTGAGTTAGAGAACTTCCTCCGCCTTAAAGATTTAGGTATCACCTACCACAGTAAGCCGTGGGAAGTAGCACCTAAGTGGTTACTCTTGCATGGCGATGAAGGTTCTGTGAATCAAACTGGTGGGCAGACAGCCCTTGGTTTGGCTAAGAAGACTGGTATGTCCGTTGTATGTGGTCACACACATAGAGCAGGACTAATACATTACACCGAGTCGGTGTCAGGTGTATCAACCCGTACCATATGGGGACTTGAGGTTGGTAACCTAATGGACCAGAGGAAAGCATCCTACCTAAAGGGTGGCATTGCTAACTGGCAACAGGCTATTGGTGTGCTATACATTGACGGTCAAAAGGTTACACCTAAACTTATTCCTATCCATAAAGACGGCACGTTCGTTGTTGATGGGAAGGTATGGGGCAAGTAGTGTGCAATCAAATGGAGGATGCTAGTCGCATCCGTCAACTACAAGAACGTCAAGTCGCAGACTACTATGACATGGTGCAACAGATATCCAGTGAGTATCGCAGTAAGTATAACATGGTTGAACGTGCAGACATTGAACAAGAACTGTGGTTATGGTTTGCTGAGCACCCTAACAACATTACTCGGTGGAAGGCAGAACAGGACGAGAAGTCCTGTGACAAGTTAATTGCTAAGTCCCTACGTAACGCTGCTCTTGACTACTGTGTTAAAGAGAAGGCGGTAACAGAGGGATACAATTCAATGGATAACTTCTGGTACAGCAAAGACTTTGTTAAGATGCTTATACCTGGTGTACTCACAGACAACTGGGAAAAACTAGAAACAGCAATGACTAACACAGGTCGTAGTACTAAGGCTCCATCGGAGTCTGGTGACTGGATGGCTTATGGTGCCGACATTCGTAAAGCATTTGATGAACTCAATGAGGTTGAACAGAACCTGGTGTTCTTGTTCTATGCTCAGGATGTAGACTCAACACAGTTACATGAAGATACCAACAGTGAGCGACCAACTGCTAAGGCTACGGCTATGGCTGCCAATCGTGCACTGAACAAGATAGTAAGAAACCTTGGTGGGTTTCCACCACGCAAAGATGAGGATAACGAGGGGGTAGTATATGAGGAACAAACTAATTTGGACGTGGTTATGGTTCGGGATGAAGCGCAACTGGATTAGCGCACCTGTGTGTAGCACACACGATTGGTTAGACATGACAGAAGAAGAACTAAAAGAAATTGATGAGGGCGGAGACCCTTGCATTACAGCAATTAGGGTATGGGTTTTACAATGATATGCAGGAACTGTAAAGATGCTGGTGATACCAGTAAGGACGGAAACAATTCAATTGCTGTTCTGCTCCACTCTAAGTGCAACTACGTAGGTTGCTACTGTCAGCACCGAATTTAGTACTAAATTTAGAGCCAAAAAATAACCCCCCAAGGATTACTCCAAGGGGGGAAATTTTGTATAAGGTATAACTTATAGTGCTAGAACTTTCTTTGGGTCTAAGTCTTTACCAGTTGACCATTTTATCGCTGACCTCTGCTCTACGTGGAGATGGGGACCAGAACTATTACCTGTATTCCCAGATTTTCCAATGACCTGTCCCTTAGAAATCTTATCTCCTGGCTTAACCAGAGACTTGCTTAGGTGAGCGTAGAT